AGGCTGGCTTGAACGCGTTGTGGGCGCAGTTGGTGCGTGGCTCGGATCGTCCCGACCTCGTCATCCTCGACAACGTGTACTGGTCATACTACATGGCTTCGTTGCAGGCGCAGCAGCGCTTCACCGATCCGTCGACCGGCTCGCTCGGCTTCCCGACCGTGAAATTCATGGACGCGGACGTGGTGCTTGACGGCGGCATCGGTGGCTACATCGACGCCTCGACCGGCTTCATGCTGAACACCAAGTACATCTCGATGCGCCCGCATCGTGATCGCAACATGGTCGCGCTCAGCCCGAGCCGGCGGTATGCCATTAACCAGGACGCGGAAGTTCAGATCCTCGCCTGGGCGGGCAATCTGACCTGCCGTGGTGCGCAGTTCCAGGGTCGCATTCAAAACTAATTGGCCTCGTGGTGGGGTCACCCTTGCCTTGGTAGGTGGGTGACCCCTTCCTACCAAGGCTTTTTTGAGAGGACAAATTTATGAGTTCAGCAGTCATTGGAATTAGCAAAGACCAGGTCACTGCGTCCAGCGCAGTGCCGGCCTTTCGCTTGGGAACCGTGGGTGGCTACGACGATCCGTCGAATGGCTATCAGGAGTTTGTGTATGGCCGCGCTAAGGGTGCGGTGACGGGCGCTGGGTACTTGTGCGTTGAGGAGACTGGCTTTGACTTCGCGATGGCCAGCACCACGACGACTGCCCCTGGCGCTGCCGGTCACGGCTCACGCGTCGGCGCTGCGCAGGCTGCGTTGGCGGACAACGAGTTTGGCTGGTTCCAGATCTATGGCAAGGGCAGCGTTCGCACGCTTGCTTCCGCTGCGAAGGGAACCCGTCTCAACAGCACCGGCACCGCTGGCGCTGTGGACGACGACGGCACCGCTGGTGCCGAAGCCATCGTGGGCCTTGTGCTTGGCACTGCCACGGGTGCCGAAGCGGCGACCAACGCGGATGCGATTTTCTCGTATCCGTCAGTCGGCGCAACGCTGTAAGACAGCAACCGGATGGCGCGGGGTAACACCCGCGCTGTCCTTTTTTGATAACCACTAAAAGGAAAATCCCATGCAGGTGAATACCGCCACATTGCCGACAGATTGGAGCGGCGTCCCCGACGCCCCAGGATTAGATGAGTCACGGTTCAGTATGGATGACCGTTTGTTTGTGCAGTTCTTTCGCAAACCTGTGTTGCAGCCTGGGCTGTCAGAACAGGAAGGGCGAGCGATTTACAAAGAAAAGGACTACATCCGAATCATGGTGCCTGGTGACAAGCTAAGCATCATTGAGCGTCCAATAAACTCGATTGATGCGAAGCGCTTTGCATCGCGATACGAGAAGTGGAAAGCGGGCGCGGGTAACGTCATTGAAGGCACCCCGCTGTCGTCGCTTCCGAAGATGACGCCTGCGAAGGTTGAGGAATACAAGTTCTTCAACATTCACACAGTTGAACAGTTAGCGGTTGCGCCGGATGCGGTAGGACAAAAGTTCTTCGGCTTCCAAGAAGACAAGCGTGCAGCCAATGCGTTTATTGAACTGGCGAAAGGCAACGCGCCGATTGAGAAGATGAATCTTGAGCTCAAAGAGCGCGATGCCAAGATTGAAGAGATGCAGGCGCAGATTGAAGCGCTGACCAAAATGATGAACTCCAAGGGTAAGTCCAAGCAAACTGAGGAGTAGACACGGGAATGGCCTATCAGATCATTGACGATTCGACGTTATCCGCAATCGTCCAAAACGTCGCTGCTCTGGTGGGCTTTCCTACCCCTGCCGATCCGGCAGGTGACACCGATCCTGCTGTTCAGCAGATGGTGCAGTCGGTCAATCTGGCCGGCATTGATTTGTTGTCGATTGCAGACTGGCAAGAGCTGACTAAGACGCATTCCATTAGCATCGTTGCGGATTCGCCTGGGCAAAGCGAAAAGGCGTTTGATTTGCCCGAGGACTTCTATTCGTTCCTCGATCAAACGCAGTGGAATAGCACGATGCAGTGGCCGGCGATTGGGCCGGTTAGTCCGCAAATGTGGCAGCAATTGCTGATTCGCCAGACGCTGCCGACGTTGTCGTTCTATTGGCAAGTTCGCGACAACAAGCTCTACATCCTGTCGCCACCCACGTCCGCCCAGACTCTGACGTTCTATTACCAGTCGGTCGCCTGGGTGCGCGACCAGGATAACTCGTCGCTGTACAAGAATCGCGCCACCAAGAACGGCGACGTCATTCTTTTAGACGCTTATTTGACGACACTGTTAGCTCGCGTCAAGTGGCTAGAAATTAAAGGCTTGGATTCGTCGTCCGCTATGCGTGACTTCCAAGTCAACTACGAAAACCGAAAAGGCAATGAAAAGGGAGCAAACGTGCTGTCGATGGTGCGTATGAATCGCTTCCCGTACATCCAGCCTTTGACTAACACCCCTGATACGGGTTACGGCTCGTAATGCCACTCGTTCCTGTCAGACAGTTTAAGCAGCCGAGAGTGTCGGCTGCGGCAAGGGTGGCTCAACCCTTTATTCTGCCTGCGCCTGTGGGCGGGCTGAACTATCGCGACCCGATTAGCAACATGTCGCCTAACGACGCGTTGGTGCTGGATAACTTTATTCCGACGCAGACCGGCGTGCAGTTGCGCAAGGGCTGGAAGTACACGTCATCGACAGTGTCTCTGCCGATTAAGTCTATCTTTACGTTTAACGCGCCAGACCCTGCTGACAATAAAATCTTTGCCGCAGCGGGCGGCAACATCTATGACGTCACAGGTGCGACGCCTGTGCAGGTCGTGACAGGTACGTCGTCCGAAAGCGACCAATGGTCTGTCACGCAGTTTTCGACCAACGCAGACATGTTCTTGTTGGCGGTGTCCCCTGGCGCGGGCTATTACACCTACGACACGACAAATGGCTGGGTACAGCAGACGCCGACTAACTTGCCGACTGACTTGACGTCGGTTGCGGTATGGAAGCGGCGCGTATGGTTTACGGTAAAAGAAAGCTCAAAGATTTGGTACTTAGATACCGTTGACGCGATTGCCGGCACTGCCGTGTCGTTTGAAATGGGTTCGCTGTTGCGTAACGGCGGATATGTGCGCGGTCTTATCAACTGGACGCTAGACGCTGGTGTAGGCGTTGATGACCATTTGGTTGTCGTCGGCTCGCAGGGCGACGTCGGCGTATGGCAAGGCACTGATCCCTCAAACGCTAACTCGTTTCGATTGCAGGGCGTGTGGTACGTCGGGCCAGTGCCGACTTACGGGCGTTTCTTCACAGGCTATGGCGGCGACGTGATGATTGTGTCGACGCTTGGGTTGGTGCCGGTGTCGCGACTGGTCAATGGTCAATTTAGTGAAATCCTGCCAGGGCCATCGCAAAAAATTCAATCTGTGTTGGTTCCGCTTGTATCAGAACTAAAGGATGAGCTGTCTTGGGACGTGTTTGTTGTGCCAGACAGCGACGTGTTGGTTATCAAGCTACCGGAAAACGCAGGCATTTATCAGCAATTCGCCATGAACGTTAACACGGGATCGTGGTGTACGTTTTCAGGAATGCCCATGTCGTGCTGCGCGTTGCTTAACGGACAGCTTTACTTTGGCACCGAAGATGGCCGCGTAGCTCGCGGATTGTTTGGCACTGCAGACGGCGTCGAAACAGACGGCAGTGGAGCCAATGCCATAGAAGGCGACGTGCAAACAGCGTTTAACGCGTTTGGCACGCCAGCACAGTTAAAGAAGTTTGGCCTGGCGCGTCCGATCTTTATTGCCCCTGCTGCGCCGTCGGTCAAAGTGCAGGTCAACACGCAGTTTACGTTTAGCAATACCGCAGGCTCGCCGTCGTTCGCTGAAACGATTGACTCGCGTTGGAACCAAAGTAACTGGAACGTGGCGCGATGGGTCGGTAGCAATAACAGTTACCAGGCTTGGATTGGCACGACGGGGCTGGGCTACTACGGCTCGTTGCGTATGCGTGTGCGTGGACTGTCTGGAACGATCTTTACGTCGTCGCACATGATGACTGAGCTAGGCGGAGTGGTGTAATGGCGGAAGGCTACAAAAGTTCTTTGATTGCATCGTTGCGGGGCAACGCCCCCGCAGCGCCTGTCATGGGATCTGGGCCAACAAT